TGTTATCGTCTAAAACTTCAGCTAAATTCATATCAAAAGATGTTTGAAGTATGTTTTCCTGTTCTCCAATAATAGCAGAACCATCTTCCATCATTTCTACATTAGCTTTTTCTACATTATCTTGAACTTGAATATCTAAAATATTCTCTGCCATTTCTTCTTGTTCTGGTACAAATCCTATAGGTTTATCAACTGCCATTATGCTACCTCAAATATATCAATTAATTCAGGAGTATACACCATCCCTCCATCTTTTCTATGAGTTTTATGAGGTAATAGCATTTCTGGTGTAATCTTTATAGCAAAAACATCCCCCACGCCATCCACTTTAATAATCTTAAATTCTGAGTTATTTTCTTTTGCAGCTACTTTTAATATTTTTTCTAAAACGGAAGTGAAGTGTTTACCTTTAGTATCCACAGAATCAGGCCCTCCATAGAACTCCTCTGTTCCCACTCCTTTTTTACCTGATCTTTCTGGAAGAGGTGTGTCTGTTCCTCCTGTTTGACCATATCTTTTTTTAACTAAATTAGCTGGTGATACAGCATACCATGTAGCTGCATCATCGGCTTTATCTACATATAATCTATTTGCCGCTAAAGCTAAATCACGTTTTACTAACGCTGAGCCCCACTCTGTTCTATTTTTAAACGGAAGATTAGGAAATAATTTTTGAAGAGATTCTTTACTCATCATAGTTTCAATTTGTCCTAAAAGTTCTTTTTCTTTTTTTCTTGCTTTTTTAGCTAAATTAACAAGTTCTTTTGAAGGTGACGTTCCAGCCTCAGCTAACTGTTCAAAAACTTTATTTGTTTTAGCAAACTCATCTACAAATTTTTGTAGATCTTGTTCTGTAGAAAAATAAGGACGAAACACCGATTTATTTTTTATAAAGTGTTCCGCAACTTCAGGATTAATATCTCTATATTGATTGCTATATCCTCGTTGTCCAGCAGCGATCGTTTGAGATCTAAAATCTTTATTTGCATCTATTAAATCACCTAGTTGCTCTTTAAATCTTTCTTCCATTCTTTTTGCTTGTTGTAAAATATCTGATTGTATTTCATCAGCAAATGTAACAGTTACTTTATTACCCTCTAACATTTCTTTCATTTTTGCTAATTTTACTGCATCTGCATTAAATTTAGTTTCAAACTGTGATATTTGCGTTACTAAAGGTTTATCAATATCATTTAATACTCTTGCCTCTCGCTGAACTATTGTTTTAATATCACCACCATCTAGTTCCTCTATTCCTTCTAAACCAAGACGCCCATCTCTAAATAATTTTTGATAAGCAGAGGCATACAGGCCATCTAATTGACTAGATAATTTTTTCTGATTTTTCTCAATAGTTTTCATTTGTTTAAGATCAACGGCGTCTGCTAGCCCTCCTTCTACTTTTGGTAATGTGGCGTAACGGTCTGAGAGCCTTGACCATCCAATTACATATCGCTCAGCAAAATCATGACTTGATCCTGGTAATGAATCTGGATCAAACGGAATATGTTTAGGGTCAAGATATAAAACATTTTCTCGGTAACTATTAGGAATGTGTCCTGATTCCATATGTTGATTATCATAAACTGCTCTTTTTGTTCCACCATATGCTGCATCGCCGTAAGTAACATTTTCTATTTTACGCATAGGTGACTGTCGAACAACTTCTAACATATCTGCTGTATTAAGTTTTGTTCCTGATTTACTCGCTACATTAATATAGCGCTCTAAAATATTATCATCCACTTCTGCTTTAGAAATTCCTT